TAATGTTCCACGACGAGCACACCACTGTGCTATTCTGGTATACTTTGAGAGACCAATAAGTTTATTAGCGGCAATGATACCGATGTAGGCAACCCCAGAAACAGGCTGGTGGTGATGAGAACACATACTTCGTAGCTCACTACGTACCACAAGCATACCCTCGTAACGGTCGGCGCTGTCATTTGGAAAAGCTGTTGCATCTGGTGCCGGATCATATCTACCTGCCATTACTTCGTTAAAATACATTTTAGCAAGACGTCTTGCGGTACCTTTACTATTGGGATCGGTTTCGCGATCAATAAGTAATTTATCAAGCACTTGTTCAAATGCAGGTGTTGCTTCGTCAATTAGTTTCTCTAGATCACCTTGCCAAAGGTATTCACTAATATTGTCACCGGCCCAAAATCTTTTACCATCACGTTTCATTTTAAAGCGAATATGGTCGCCTAGGTAAGCTTCTGAATATCCGCCATCGCCTGCCATTGCGTCTAGGCCTGTTTCTGTTTTATCTGTCAATTTATATTCTCCGAGTTAGTGTCGTGGATGACATACATTATTATTTTAACATCTTTAATAGTTGAGTGCAACTAAAAAAGTTTTCTTTCAGTATATCTACTTGTTTATTTAGGCTAGGCAAGAATTTTTCGTAATTATTCATGTATTGAATAATCTTATTACAAATATCAGGTCTGTGTGCCTCGTATGCACTATAGCTTTCAGTCCATTCGCTAGGATATTTAAATGTATCTAATGCCATTTCGCTGTAGCTTAGTCTATCGGGAACCATAGGAATCGCATCTACAATAGCACCTTCATACCAACTGATGCCAAGCGTTTCTTGTAGGTTAGCACTGAATATCAGTTTAGCTTCTCCTAACAAATTGTGATATTCATTTTTGGTCAACTGTTGATCTTGACAAACAACAAATTCATATTGCGGCAACTGATGTTTTAGATCACGGAAAATTTCTACCTGCTTCTCAGGAGCAATTCGATGTGGGAACAAGATAAGATCACGCTTGGGCATACCTTTGTACATTGCTAATGTATCCTGCATATACTCCATGGGCCAACCTGTGCGTACAAACTTAGGATACTCGCCTGCAAGTATTTCTTTAAGTTCTTCTTCGTACCAAGGATTTTCTACAGAATGCCCATTGTTCAACAGTTCTCTATTAAACATTTCTATATGAAAGTCAGTGGCAAAGTAGTTGTGATCAAAGGCTGAAAAGAATGATTTCTCTGCATTACGCACCCAAGGCTTATTACCAACAAGTCTGCCTAGAAAGTCTTGAGGATCATAACTGCCAGCATGCCACAAGCCATGTGTAACAACTGGTATGCCCAGCAGTTCACTCATGTACTTGAGATTGATGACACCAGGATGCCAAGCATCAGTAAATAAGAAGTGATCATTGGCGCGAATGCTTCCGTCGCAAAATAACCGGCCCATCTGCTCAACTTGACTAGCCTTGTATATATTAGTGCCACCAAAGTTGAGAAATGCTCCAGGAGTGGTAGCACTAGGAATATCCGTAGGACCTGATATAATGTTGACATGGTGTCCTGCCTTTCGTAGGAGGGTAGGTACATGAGTCTTCCATTGACCAGTGTACCTTGTCTCGACTGCTTCTAAATCAACGAGAAAAACTGTCATTGCGCTGACGGAAGTTATTGTTTCCGCTACGATTGTACTCGCCGCGATTGTTAGTGTACTCACCACGTGGACGACGTGGGCGTGTGCTGTAGTAATAATTATTCCAAATCTGACTATCTCTATTGTAGAGATTAGCCTCGTTAAAATCACACAGTTCAAAGCGACAGAAGTCTTTAAACTTTTCCAGATCATCAAAGATTTTAACAATGTCTGGACGATCTTCGAAATACGAAACGTTTTTATAATTCTTAGCCATTTTAGCTTTTCCTATTAATACTTAATAAATGAACCATTTTCTCCGTCTTCGGAGACCTCAATCCAAACCTCACGGTTGGGATACTTTTTGGAGATAGCGTCATATAAATCACCTGACATCATCTCACAACTCTTGTAGTCTAACGCTAGTATACTATCTTTATAAAGATTTAGCAACCATCGTTTGAACTGAATAAACTCAATATCGCGATCATCGTGTGTTACACCTATCCAAACTTTAAAGTGGAAGATATGGCGATGCGGATAGCCTAGAAAACTTACATCATACTCGTCACCTGTAGCAAGATTAGCGTCTGTAAGTGCGGCTGGATATTTGTGCATACCTTCTTTGTTAAAGGTAACCCAAATCATTTTGTTTGGTCGAATGTCTTGTTTAATAATCATACTGATAACAATCCTTTGGCAAATGTTTGAATTTCTTCTTTAGTCATATGGAAGTTATAGGTGCTGGTAAAATCTACTTGACCGTTGTCATTGAGGCATTCTTGAATAACATCAAGAGATAAGCAACCTTTAGGACTTACTGCTTCCCATGATTCTACACGCACTCTAAATGCAGAATCTTCTTTAACTGTAAACTTTTTTACTTTTAAACTTTCGTGTTTCATCTCAAACTCTCCATAGTGATAATTTTTGCTAGCTCTTCACCTAGGTCTTTATCGTCTGTGACCACGTGCAGACTGTGTCTATGATCGTCCTTTTGACGATCATACTTGGTTGTTTCAATAATAGTTCCACCACCAGCACTGTAAACATTTAATCTAAACCCTTGTGACTGAATGTTTGGCCCTTCACTGTCAACGCTGATAACATTTCCACTGTAATCGGCACTATCATCCATTATCCAGTTTCGAATTCTTTGTTTAAATGTTAGTTTCATAGGTTTATTTGCCATGTATGATCTGGTCATTGATTTCTGCAATCGATTAACGGACTTAGCAGTCGAGGCATACGGGTTTGTTGCCATTATTTGATAATCTCATCTTTGCCATATTGATCCCAACTAGTAAACTTATTTCTATCTAGTAGGTCATGGAGGTTATGGCACCACACTCCGGGATTAGTTGCTTTAAAATCTTTGTCGTCTATCTTTATTGTAGCATTATATCCCAGCTGTTGTAAATAGGGCAGTTTAACCGAAATCTGTGGAATGAACTGACGCTTCTCAACCAGACCGCTTTCAAGAAGTCCTTCTACTTGTGCTAGATCTAGATCTAGTGTACACCAAAATTCATCATCGGCATCTAGACAAACATAGATCATATTTTCCCAAAGACGCCATTGATCTGCATCGTTAAATTTTAGATTAGGAAAACTTTGATTAGCACCAAAGTAGATGTGAGTACATCTATGGTTGCGAGCAAGTTCCATGATCATATACTCGTCGTGTACACCTGTTACAAACAAAGTTTTCATTCCGTAAGCAGGAGTCTTTTCGATCTCGATTCCTGTAAAGAATGTGATGCTGTCTGCAACACCTGATTCGTAATTTCTTTTCATTCTGCAAACCTTTCTTTCATACGTTGTTGACGTTCTGCTTCGTGATGATCACAGAGAGTCTTAATCCACCCACCTTGTCTACTTTTACCAGGAGCACCACATTCTTCACAACTGGCATCGGCCCACGTTTCCGCCATACGAACCATTCCATTGATATTTTCGTCACCACCATCGTAGTAGAAACGTAGTCCGCCAAACTTCTCTTTAATCTGTGCTACTGTTACCTGCGGCACTACTTCAGACTGTTTGTTCTTCCAATCAATATGATGCTGAATATTACTGCACAACTTTTCTAGAATTGGCCACCAACCTTCACCACATGCAAATCCACCATACTTACCACTAAACATCTTTGGAAATCGTTCTTCCATGTGTTTGGCAAAAGCGTCATATTTTTCAAATTCGTCACTCATTACCAAGTACTCACGTCAGTGTTATCAACTTTAATATCCTTGCCCAGCAATTCAAAATGAACTGTTGTGGTAGGCCCAATACCACTAGAGTGTTCCTCAACAATTTCAAATTGAGGAACCTCCGGAAAACGATTGGCAATATCTGTCAATGTTTTAATTTGAGTCTGTGTTAATATATATTTTTTCATCGCTCGTCATCAAAGTCGACAGTTTCGTGATCGTGTTCCCATTGCTTACGTCTTAGTATAGCAAGTTCGTCTCTTAAAAGCAACCTCTGTTTCTTCAATTCTTGCATTTTCATATCTTCAAACAGTCCATTCTTTTCTAGTGTATCGATTTTTTGGTCCAACACTCTATGAGATTCCTCTAAATGTTTAATTCTGTTTTCGTACATAGTTACTCCTTATTCAGCTACAAGTTTATCCAATTCACCATCTTCACGATCGTCGTTCCATGAGTCTTTATCTTCGCTGCCTTCTTCGTAGAACAGGTCATTAGAGATATTTGTAACACCACCACGTAGGCGTGAGCCTTCCAAATTCTGCATAAAGCCTCTGGTCTCTGCATCAGCAATCATTTCAAATGCAGATTCTTTGTTAGGACAATTAAACAGTTCTTCAACAAAGCGATCAAAGTACAAGATGTTGCGTGGAACCCAATCACTGTACTCATCACTCATATCACGATCTTTGTTTTTCTTCCACATTCTCCAGTCAGGTCGAATCTTAGCTTGTTCAATATCTGCCAAGTTGTTAGCACGTTGTACAGCAACAATGTGTTGATAGACATTATGTCCCATCATTAGTGCATAACCGAAGCTATCCCACGATGTTTTGCCTTCTTTACCGATCTTGTTTAACATTCCTGGCTTGTAATGACACACATCTGAAACATTAAGTCTACGTCCAATTTCGCTTTCGAACGGAAACGGAATGTCTGGACGTGATGCAAGTGCTTTGTTATCTGGGGCCTTGTCCATAATAACACTCCAACGCTTGGCTGTATGCTGACTGTTAGTATAGACCAGTCCGTGTGCAGTTGCAATAAACGGTGATGCACAGTCAAAGCTGATGGTAAAGTTAGGATTGACGTGTTTACGGATCTGACGTTGAATACTGGTCAAGTAGCATGACCAATCTAACTGTGCAGTACCCAAGAAGTGCATCCAATCCTTGCCTTCTAACATACCGTCGAAGCGCATAGTAATCAATCGGCGAAGAGTAATATGCATCTTGCACATGTTAGCACCGCCCATCGCCCAACCTTCGGCGGCTTTATCGCCCCAGACAGTCTTGTCACTGAACTCTTTAACGCCTTCATACCATGCTTCAGCAGTATCCCAGTTACTGCCCTGTAGAACGTTTAAGAACTTAGTAGCACCTAAACGATTTTCTAAGAAGTACTTGTTGTTGTGACGAGTTTTTTCTAGACAGTCTTCAAAAGACTTCAATCCAGTCTTTGGGGAGTGAATATGATCGCAGGCCCAAGTCGGAACGTCAAGCATCATTGACCAGTCAGCAGTTAATTCAAGCCAGTTAAGAATATCATCTCGAGTTTTGTTAGCTGCTTTACCTTCAAAGTCTAGCCAATCAAACTTAAGAATACCTTTACCAATCTGATAACCGCCAGAGTCACCCAAGATCATTGTCTTGCTACGATCACGTTGTTGAATCATTGAATCATGATCCATTGTTTTAGTAAGATCTAATTGTGCGTGACCTGCTGAATACAAACCATACTTGTAATAAAAGTATCCTTGCTCCGGGTTTAAAAAGTTCATACCTTCAATGCCACGATCAAATCCTTTAGGAATACGATCTTTAGGTACGAACTCTTCCTTACGTTGTTTTGCAATGTAAGTGCTGTAGAAACTACTGATTGCAGGCAAATAGACTGCGTAGTCTTTCTGTAGGGGTGTTAAATCAACTGGTTGTTTCATGTTCTCTCGCTAATTTTGCTGTAATGTCTAATTGACGTTTTGCCTGTTCTACGTTTTCTAATGCTATTTTAACAGCCTTGTTTTCATTTGCCAAGCTCTTCCACATCATTTCTTCGTTACGTTTCTCACGGGCCCAATCTAATAAAGATTCTGCTTCACCATTTAGACCTACACTGGCATAATACATATTCAGTATAACCCAATTAGATCCGTCAAACACTTCCATATTTTGATTAGAAGTGTTATAACGCATATTGCCAACACCTTGTGCTCCGTTATAGCCTCCGCTATAGCCGTTCACATGGGTACTGGTATTACTGCCAGTGACTTGAACATAACGACTCGAAGAAGTAATGTTCTTAATCATATTTAGGCCGCCTGTGCTGGAATGATATATTTGTAAGTAGCAAGTCCGCTGTCCAAAGTAATCTGAATAGCACCTTCATTGCTCAAGGACATCTTTGTGTTGTTGACATCTGCAATCTTGAGAATACTCAAGATTGGTAGCACTGGCCAAGTCCAACCACGATCTAATTTACCAGTAATGCCCATGGCAAATATAAACTCTCCGCCGTGTGTTGAAGCATCGCCAAAGATAAATTTCAATTTATCACCATCAGTCTTTGCCAAGAATGTTGGATGTTCGTTGTTAGCACCTGCTTGAAAGTTGAAACGTTGCACAGCACTAACTGTGGGTTCAACCTCCACGTCCCACTTAACACCTCGAAACTTAACTGTTTTCATTTTTTCATTAATGATCTCAGTATTCATAAAACGGTAATCGTTTTTAAAATCGCCATCTTTGTTTTCAAAGTGTAGACCAGTTGGAATTGTTTCGCCATTGCGATCTGCGGTAGTGATACTAATCTTGGCATTTTCTTTGTACTCAGCACCGTCTAACAAATATTTTAATTTGTTTAGTTGCGGCATACCAAATACACCCATCATATCTGGATACGGTGCATTAGTTTCAGCTTCCATAATCACTGAACGGTCCTCAGCCATTGAATTGATCACGGTTTTATTTTGATCGCCGGTGACTTTAACTGTGGTTAAAAAGCCTAGGTTCTGTGTGTGCGATACGATATCTTGTAAAATGTCTTTCATTGAAAGTTCTCCTGTATATTAAGATTATATTTAGATCTAGAGTAAAAAGCAACCGCAATTTACTCAAAGTCAAACAATTTTGCGAATGTGTTATCACTGCGAGTTGAACTGATATCCCATTCCAAGACACCAATCAAGTTTTCTAGCTTTTCATCGATGACTGCGTTTTCCATTTCAGCATCGTTGAAGGGCAAGTCTTTGAACCATTGAGGTAATCTCAGTTCATCTACCGGATAGGCCACTGATGTATACCCCATTGGATTATCTTTGACCTTGCAGACAATGACTTTAGCACCGTCTGTAATGGCTACAGAGTATTTGTCATCCATCATACGTTTCAAAGTATTCCAGTTAAGACTTGCTCGAACGTGTCCGGGCATGTTAGTCTTACCTGCTTTCTTTTCTTTGTCGCGATATTGAGAAATGTTATTGGCACGTTTTGGACTACCCTTCTCCCAACCCGGTCTAGTTTTAAATTCAGTGCGGAAGTTAGTGATATATTCTAACACTTCCTCCTTACCTGCACCGTTGAGCACTTTAGTAAGTACTTCACTAAGAAAATCTTGAATTACTACAGGAGTATCAGATCTTTTTAAATCAAGTCCCATTGCTTTGATTTTTCCAGGAGTACCCCCAGTGTCTGTTCTTTTTCCTTCTTTGTCGTAATAAAGGACTGCATATCTCTTCTTGGTGATGAATAGTCCTTTGGAAGCAACAATCTCGCGACCTGCTTTGATGACCTCTCCTCGAGACTTCGGGCAGTGAAAAGCATCTTGCATAAATTTTGGGAAAGTTCCATTGACAGTTTCTCCTATAGTATCATAAAGTTCAACAACTGATTCCTTACTCCAAGGAATTGCTCCTTTCTCAATGTCCTTCTTTAACGTAGCATACGCTGAGAAGTAACAAGAGTCTGTGTCACCGTAAATGATTGCTTTGCCTATATGATCATTTTCTCCGGTGATAATTTCGTTTACTTTACCTGCCATGTGACGAGCAATGGCACGCCCTGTAAGTGTAGTCGACTGTCCAATTCGATTGTCAAAGAAACGGCAACCTGGATTCAAAATAGCACCATACAGGCTGTTCAAGTTAATTTTCTTGACCAACTGACGTTTGTCCCAATATTCTTCTTCAATTTTATTACCGGCTGCAATACAATCCTTTAACTTAGCCTGCATGTCTTTACGTTCAGCATACCACCGCTTGAGTAGTCCTGGAATGATACCTTCTTTCTCATAGGTAAAGATTGTACCGTTTGCTGAAAGCATCCAAGGCTGATTACTTTCAAAGATTAGATCATAGGCCTGTGCTGCACTTAGTGTATCTACTCCTCCATCTTCCCAGTCAATAGTAATTTCTCTTCCAACATTTCGTTCTAACACAGCGGAATATTCTAGTGAACCAAATACGCCTTCCCATGCTGATGCAAATGATTTACCTTTAGCAATTTCGGCAGCAATATAATCTTTAGTACCATCTTGACGCAGTTGTCCTACAATAGTTTCCGGACCCATGTTCAACGCTCTAATTGCAGAGGGATACAATGAATTAATGTCTAATGAGCCAATCCACTCGTGAATGCCTTTTTTGGGATAAGCAACATAAGCACCAGCGGCTTGATTACTAAATCCTTCCTCTCGACTTATTCTATTAGGAACAATCATTCCGCGTTTGTGAGCTTCGTTGATAATGGCCTGCTCTGTAACAGCCACCGCACCCATTGTTGTTTGAAGTAGCACAGTACACTCGTGAGCCAGTGTGTTAGCAAGGGCTAAGAACTTTAATTTCTTGTCCAACTTTTCCAATAGCATACAGTCTTGTCTATTGTATTCGATAAATCTACGGAAGTCATTGTTGTACAATTGATCAAGTGTGCCTTCGTAGACAGTTTTATTTTCTCCAATCTCCATCTCACCGATAGCATCTAATCGATATGTATGACGTTCTTCATATGTGTATTTTCGATATAGTTCGAGACTGTCTAAGTGTACACGACCTATAAGATCATATGTAACCGCAGCCTTGCCATACTTTTCGTATTCACGTTTCTTGGGGAATTGATTCCATAAACAAAAACGTCTTGTATCTTCTTTGCTTAATACTTTGGTAACACGATTAACGGTATAAGGAATATCAAAGCCTTCTGAGTTCCAACCACTTAGTACATCTGCATCTTGTATTAGATCCAAGAACATGTCTAACATATCTGCTTCGTTATCAAACAAATAGGTGTTAGGAAATTCTTCGACCTGCTTCTTAGCTTCTTCCATACTCAACGTTTTGGGCGGAATTGCCAAACAGATCATGGTCTGCATCCATTGTAGGTAGACAGCAATGGCAGTGATTGGCATAAATGCATCTTCTGGTGATGCATAGCCACGTTCTGGATCAAAGTCTACCTCAATGTCAAACCATGCTACATTTAGTTTTGGCGCATCAACATTAAGATAATGATCTTCCAGGCAACGATATATGGGATTGATATCACTTTCAAACAGTTTTTTGTTTGAATGAATTGCAAGTTCTTTGCGATGTTCTTTGACATTTTTGGAACTCACTCTTGAAAGAGGTTGTCCAAAAATACTTGTGAATTTACCCTTGGCGTCTGGGTAATAAAATATATGACGGGCAGGGTATTCTTTGTAATGCCGTTCGCCTTTATCATTGCGCTCAACAACATTGATCATATCCTGCTCTCGATTATAGAAAGCGTCTACGTAACTCAAATTTTTCTCCTATGTCTTTTGTGGCAGACAAATACCAACACAATCATTTATGGCTGATCCAACCTTTTTCTTAATTACTTATCATCACAAGACCTACTCATCAACAAATAGTGTTGTAAATGAAAACCTGAGTTTTGAGTCCCCTGTTGTTCCGGATGGCTTGTGAACTATATTACTTGGAAAAACTACGATTCTATTAGGCTTACATGCAACTGCTATTTCTGGTTCCCCTGTATCATTACAAAATATAGTCTCACCGCCCCATTCAGGATGCCAGTAACCATTTATATAATATAGGAATGTAAGACTTGACTCATGATGTCGATCCGTATGATATAAGTATTTGGTTGACGGGGCAGTACTCAACATCCAAGATCTCATTATATTTTTATTATTAAACATACCTGATAAACTAGTAAACGCTGCTGTCTCAAAAATACCTAAGGACTTTATATCCGCCTCACTGAGCATTGAACCAAAGAATCTTTCACCGTTAGATTTTGACATATATGTATCTACACTATTCAGCAATCTATAGAGACAACCGTTAGCAAATGTTTCAAATGCCTGCACCTGTGGCATTGTAAAAAAATCATCAATAATATGTATATTCTTACCTGTAGAGAGCTTACGTGTTATCATTATATAATCATCCTTATTAATCCAATGGTGTCGATTGTGGTAAGCAAGATATAATTAGCCAGCATACCAAAGGAACGACGACTATAAGCACACCAAGCGTATATAGCACAACCTGCAATCCAAGCTGGGTACATGAGGAGAAGAGGAGGATTAGGCACGGTTGCGGCCATAGTGATAGAACAGCCAATAGATATAGCCCAAGCAAGGACCTCAAGACAAAAACGTACTCTATGACTTTTGTAGTCCTCTCGGATCCAGCTAAATGTTCCACCTAGTATCTCATTCATTCCGGTAGACGTTTAGTGACACCGAGGATCATCTCGATATCATTCCATTCTTGCTCATGATCTTTCCAGTTGTCTTTGTGTGCAATTCGAATTGCCTTGTTTATGATACTGGGTTTGATTTGCAGTTCTTCTGCCACAGCTTTAACAGTTTCTTTAAGACCCTCTTGCAGATCTTCTAATTCACGAAGCACATTAGAACCTTCACTGATCAAACGTTCTAGTTTGGCTTTTTCTTCGGGACCGTACATTCTTGTTGACATAATTCTCTCCTATAGGACTATTATATAGTCAAAGAAAAAGCCGGTCAACTAATTGCCGGCTTTTAGATACTTATTGGAAGTATTATCTACGTTGCTCGCTGAGCACGTCGTACATTTCAAATACACCACCCATACGCTCGTAGACCATGCCAGCATAAACATCAGCCTTCATGCCTTCGCCAATTTTTGTTCTAGCAACACGCTGAGCCCAAGACCATAATTGATTGTCTACGGGATCGATCTGTTGCTGGCCACCACTTTCAACTACCAGTGCCATCATTTCTTTGAATGATAGATTAGATTCAATTGATTCTTTAACGGTCTTCTTTTTTCCAAAGAATTTTTCTTGAGCAGCACTCATTCCCTTCTTGCCGGCTGGCTTGTTACCGCCTTTGTCAGCAACTGCCTTCTTCATTGGCTCTTTCTTGTCACCGTCTTTGTCCATGTCTAAGAAGTCTGGCTTAGCACCTTCGTCCATGATCTTGGACATCTTCTTTTTCTTATCTTCTTTTTTCTTCTTGGCCTCAGCGGCGCTTTCTTCTTTCTTGGCCTCGACCATCTTCATGAACTTGCTTTTGAATTGTGGCTCAATGCTTTCTACTTTCTTGCCATCTTTAACACGAGTCACTGAACCCTTGCCGTGTGCTTTTTCATAGTCCTTGCTGTCTTTGGCATGGGCTTTGTCTGCTGCCTTGTCGCCTTCCTTGTCTGCTGCACTTTGTGATTTAGCATTTGACTTAGGTTCAGTATGCGGGTCATCGCTAAAACGATTTGGATTTTGTTTATGCTTGGTTACGCCTTTTGTTGAACGATCAATAGTTCCACCTGTAGACGATTTTTCTTCTTTTACATCTTCTTCTTTCTTCTTCTTGGCTTCAGCAACATAAGTTGTTTGGCCAGCTAGAACACGAAGTTGCGCATCTTCGTTGAGCTGCACAGCTTTGTCTAGTACAGGGGCTGCAGGAGTTGTCGGTGGTGCTTCCATCCCGTCAAGTTTGCTGAGTATTGCTTTAAAGTCCATTTTAGTTTCCTTGATTTTTTCTGTTCTGCCACTGATCTTTGAGGCTTTGTTTTACTGAGTTTTGAATAGATTCTTCAAAATCTCGAGGTCCTGATTCAATTTGTCCAGCTGCCATTTTTTCATATTCCATATAGTGATATACGGAACTGATATAATCAGCAGCTTTGGTAATTTTTGATTGTACCCATCCATCTAATTCGTCGTTTTCTCCGATCAGTTTAAACAATTTGGCAGAGTACTGATTGAGCTTATATAGCTCAGCTCTGGCCATTTTGGCTTCGTGATCGTCGACTGGTTGTTTTTCTAGGTCCATAAATGTATTTATCTTCTTATAATAGATTCGCTGGGAGACTTACGTTTTCTTTTTGCAGTGTTATTTTGTTTATAACTGCCGCCAAATAGTGTGCCTACAGCTGAACCCGTGCCACCTTTAATAAACGTGGCTCCCATACCAGCACTTGTAGCACCTGCTGTAGCTGTTTCCAACAGTTCTTTAATCTTCATACTGTTATTTATTTTTCTTGGCGCGGCCTGCTTTCATGTTAGCTAACCAATGTGCTAGTTGCCCTTTACGCCCACCAGATTTAGCAGTTTTACGTAAACTACTTACTGATGCTTTAGTATTAATGCCATGACGTTTAGAATCACCTTTATCTTGTGGATTCCGCCCGTCAGCAAAGTTTTCGTGCTCTACGCTTTCTCCGCCCCCACCATCGCCACCTTCACCTGAGTCTCCGCTGTAGCCAGCATAGTATCCATAGCCGCCGTACGGTCCCGGTCCGTAAGCAGCCCAACGGGGTCGCTTACGTTTTTTTCTTTCAATTATAAATTCTACAGCTCTCATTCGTGAAATTGATGATCGTCATGATAATTATCGGCTACAGAGAAACTTGAACCACAGCCACAGGATGTTTCTGCATTAGGATTACTAATACTAAATTGACTGCCTGATAGATCTTCTTTATAATCTATACTGGCACCCTGCAGATATTGCATACTGGTAGCATCAACTAATACTTTAAAGTTACCTACAGGAAATTCGAAATCGTCTTCATTTTGTTCTTCGTCAAGAGTGAATCCGTAGCTCATACCACTACATCCTCCACCCTGCACAAACGTACGAAGTTTAAGATTTGGGTTGCTTTCTTCAGCAAGAAGATCGGTAATTTTAGACTGAGCGTTTTCTGTAATTGTAATCATATTGGTTTTTCTCCTGTTAGGTATGGCTTACTAAACCATAATTGAAACCATTCTTTTGTGCCTGGTTGAATATTATGTTTTTTCATTAGTTCGCCTTTTTCATTGCCTGTAATACTTATATTGCTGCCGTCGTAGAGTTGATAGCCTTTGAATTCATTAATGCCTGCTAATTTTTTAATATGTTCCAGCTCATCCATATCACATTCCGCCGCCCACAAGGTCTCCTGGTTTAGCCGACTTATTTTTCTTAGCACCATCATTGCGCCACTGGCCTGCTGGTCCTTCCTTGTGTCCAATCTTGGCGCCAGCAAACATGGAACCCTCGCCGACCTTAGTATCCATTTGTTTTAATAGTTCTTGTGCCTTTTCAACACTAATCATATATCTACCAAAGCGATCGGGATTGGCAGCCTTTTGTAGATACTGTTTACTAAATCCAGTCGGTGTCGCAGCCGCCGGTGCATCAGCCGCCGATTTATTGTCAGATGGTGCGGTTACTGTTGCTGTGGGTTTAAATCCACCAGTGTAGCCACCTTGTCCATCGGGTGTAACTCTAGCATTAGCACTACCTGCACCAAATGCCATAGCCCCTGCAAGTCCAGCAGCAGCAGCACCTTGTTTAATTCCTTTCCAACTAACTTCATCTAAACTTTCTGTAGCTGTTTCGCCTGTAATAGAAACGGTCCATTGCTTACCACTTGATGCTGATTTTTTAGCAGCCCAATCTTTTAGCTGTTGATAGTGCGCCTGTTCACGCTGATCATCTGCATACCGTCCTCGACCTTTGAATACTTTCCACTTTTTACCGTTGATGTAGACAGCAAAATTGTTAGGTGGTTCTGTATTGCCTTCATCCCAATCTTCGGGGTCTCTTACCCTCTCAGCCACACCTTTTTTAGCATCGTTGTCAAATTGTTTGTTAGTGGCTCGGTTGATGCCTTTGAAACGCTTGTCGCCTCGAGAATAGTTGCCATCTATATCTGCTTTCTTGGCATCTGCTCCAGCGGCCTTTTTATACTGTGCTAATTTTTCAGTAGACAATTCACTTAAAATACTTTCCATAGTGGCAAGTTCTTTCTTGTGTTTGACATCACCTTGCTTCTCAGCCTTCTTCTTGTCTTTGTGTTGCCCAGCTTTGCCAGCCAGCGAGGCGTTTTTAGCCACAAAGTTTCGAGGCTTTGATTCTTTTTTTAGTTCTATAATAAATTCTTTAGCTTTCATACTTGATCCTTTAGTCCAACCCAAATCCATCACGAATTTCGTCCATTAGTTCGCTTACACTGGCTTCCGTATTAGGTAGTTTACCTTTAAAAGCATCATCGATATGTGGATCACCTTCTTCTACTGTGCCTAATGCGTATGTAAAAAATCCATCCCCAGCATTATCAATAATAGCAATGTACCACTGATCCTCAACTTCTGCACCTCTAGTGGTAAACATAAATGCATCATCGTTCATACGTTTTCCCTTCCAGCCCGTGGCTTTCATTGCGCTGCTAACTTTGTTAACAACTTCTGGCCACGACAATACATTGCCTAACGATGCTTCTGCCACACCTTGTTCAAGCCAAGGTTCTAATCCTTGACGAACAGCAGAAAATACTTCATCAGCATTTCTTTGTAAGCCTGCTGGCAATCCTGTTTTGAATGCATCAAAGTCATTCACAATTGCCGCAGCCCGCATCTTACTTGCACTCATGCCTTCAGCACCTTCTGCATCGGGATCTCTAGCACCACTAGACTCAATCTTGATTGATTTTAAATTATAATCAATGCCGTTTTGTTTATTGAACAATTCTGTAAATGCAGGTACACGATCTGAGCCGCAGATAAAAATAACATTTTCAAAACCTTGTTTTTCTAAACTTTGAAGAACGCCAATGGCAGTACCTACAGATGTATCCCCAATATCAATATTGGGAAATGCCTGCTCAATGAACCCCAACTTGATATCAAAAGGTAACGGGTTTTCCAATCTTGTTTTGTTCTTGCCTGTGGATTTATGAGTTTGCGATACAAACAAGAAATGAGCATCAGCCTTCTGTTTTAAGATAGCCGCAACTACTTTCTGGTGACCAATCGTGGGAGGATTCATTCTGCCAAATGCAACGGCGGCAGTCTTACCTGCCTGCTCAAACAGTTCTAGAAGCTTCATTATTCGTAGTCGCCTTTTTCCATATGTTTTTCTTGTTCAGTGGCTATCATCTTGGCCAATTCTATCAGTTTGTCTTTGGGAAATTTGTCTTCAGCACTTTCAATTTCAAACTTTTCACAGTATGCTTCTTTACAAGATTCCAAAGGACGGATATATATTTTATATGCATTTGGATTACCTCGATGTTCTTTATGACGATTTACAGCTGGAAAAAAATAATTTTTTAATACAGTATCATCGTTATCGATAAAGAATTTCAAGTCATTAGTCCAGTCTATGTCAGTCTGGTCTGAAGTAGGTGCCCCTATCGCACTAAACATTTCTCTTAATAACATTACCAGCTCCTGCAACTCCAGTAACGGGCTTTGTGGCGCGGTCCTGGATTAGCACAATTGTGTCTAGCACGGAAACTTTTTCTACGTGCGGGATTTGATTTCTTAATACGCATTTTTTTATCGCCAAAGTTTACTTTGACAACGTTGCCCTGCGGATTTTTTACATATACTTTAGATTTCTTTACATCACCAGCCATCTTCTTGCCCAGCTGTACTTCGCGACCTTGATATTTTGCTTCATCTACTTCGTCGTCTTCTTTGATTTTTTCGCAGTCGTTGACACGTTTGCCTGCGTTCTTGCCAGTACCTGGTTGAGTGCCAGTCTTTCTATAACCTTTCCAGCAGCTCTTAGGTCCAGCAACACCTTCTATAAGTTCACCTTCAAAAAATTGTACGCCTTCGTTGGTTAGCATTTTTAGGGCAGTATCATCTAGTTCAACCACAATGCCGTCTTCTAAAACTTCTACTACGTGGGTAGAAATTTCAAAATCAGGACTAAAACTGATACCAAACTCATCTCCAATTTCCGGTGTATTAGGTTCTTCTAAATTTTCTAGTATAGATAATTTGTCTAAAAGGTCTCTCATAGCATTTCCTAAAGTAATACTATATTTATCGCTTTAGAAAATTTAATAATTATAACGAACTTGCGTTATTGTGCCTTCAATCAGCCTATAACCGAGACGGATCCAAACAAAATTGCCAGTGAAGTTGCGTATTTCGTTGATTGCAAGTGGGGTACTATCTAGTGATTCTAAATTTTCAGCTGAATTATCGTAGACAACGTCAACCCAGTCATTGTCTCCGGGATAAAGTTCTAGTGAACCCTGTAGTTTAACTGATCCTTTGAAGTTGTTAAACTCAAACATCACAGTATGCAAGCCACCATTCTTTCTGTGATAGCCTGCTGCTTTGAATTTATCAGTGAATACATAGGAAATTCCCGAAGTACCATCCCAGGTTTCGGTGCTAGTTGCGGATAATAAAATGATGCTTTCTGTGGACATCTAGTATTTATCGACTATGATGTATTCGTAGATCTTGCCTAGCACCTGTGAATCACGCATTTTCAACATCAGCAAGGTATTTGCATCTTCAACATACATATATCTTCGAT